TGGGTAGGGCAGTAGAGGTGATTAGTTTCTCTTCGATCCTCGAATAAAGTCGAGAACGACCTTTGCGATCCAGGCAATTCCCAGGTAGGGGAGGAGCTGCCAGAATGCAACAAAGATGGCGACGACAAGGACAAGGAGGATGATTTCGAACATTTCTAAATCCTTTCTCTAGTTCATTATAGGCGCTGCATATTACGCGAAGAGAAAGAACCCTACCCATTGTGGGTAGGGGAGTTTTCAGGATCGGAGTCTAGCCGATGCGGCATAGATGATCCGACTCCAGCAGGCGTCCTCGCTCTCCTCGATGAGGTGCCAGACATCTTCAAGATCGGCAAGCCAGTGGGCAATACCTGCGACAATCATTCGGTACTTTCCATGAAGATACTTGGGAACCTTGTACAGGTTCCGCAAAGCGTCTTCTTTGAAATCGGCCGCGATCATTTGGTATTCGCCCGGGGCGGGCGGCTTGACGATCTTGAACATGCGACGGGACTCTCCAAGAGTCTTGAGGGCGGTTTTGATACCACGCTGCTTGAGTTCGGCGTCCATGATAGATTCCTTTCTCTAGTTCATTATAACATCTGTAGGTGCAGCGAAAACCTATACCCATTGCGGGTATAGGAAGTGACTAGCAGACATTGATAGCGGTCATCATGGCTTCGCATCGCCCGGCCTGACCTGGGCGTCCGGCATCATTCAGGATGTCCCTGGACCGCCGCAGGGTCGACAGGGCGACACCGCGAGCGATTGGGGAGTCCCAATGATTTGCGCAGACGTTAAGGGTCAGGGCATAGGCATGAAGCTTGATGGAGTTGAGCATGATAGATTCCTTTCTCTAGTTCATTATAGGCGCTGTGTGCTATGCGAAGAGAAAGAACCCTACCCATTGCGGGTAGGGCAGTAGAGGTGATTAGATACGAATTCTCGTAATAAGCCCGAACGCTTTCGTAGCGATAATTGAGAGTCGCTCGAAGTTCATGACAAGCAAGATCCCGGCGAGGGAGGATCCGGCGCTGACAATAGCTGCTTTGTCAACAGGGGGCGCGGCCGGTTCAATACCGACTTTGGCGCCTGCCAGGACAGACAGCTGGTTGACCGCGACAGCATACTCTTCCCCCGCAGGATCGAGAGTCGCCATGTAGTCGAGGTGGTCTTCGATCCGCTTCGAGAGCAGTGTGGGCTTTTTCTGAATGAGTTTCATTCTATCTCCTTTCATTATAGCGACTGTAGAAAAAGCGAAAACCATAGCCATTGCGGCTATGGTAAGGACCTTAGACAGGCCTATTGAACTTTCGTTCCACGTTCTGAGCAAGTTCTTCCCATCGTTCCTCGACTTCCTGGAGGTTCCGAGAGATCCACCTTGTCAGCCGGATGGACTGGAGCTTTCGTGCGGTTCGGAGTCGGTCTTCAAGATGCTCCCGGGTACGGTAATAGTTCCGGATCGGGTGGTCATTGAATTCATCGAAAACCTTTCGCAGCTCTGGTTCCCACTGGCGAACAAGTGAGTCTTCGGCCTTCAGGACGAGGTTGTGAAGGGTGATCTTGAGCTTTTTGAGCATGATAGATTCCTTTCTCTAGTTCATTATAACATCTGTAGGTGCAGCGAAAACCTATACCCATTGTGGGTATAGGGCTAGGGGTCACTTGAACGGAAGCACGATCTGTGAATCGTTCTCCCAACGCCGCTGCAAAATGTACTTGAGCATTTGCACTTCATCGTCATCCAGTTCTACGTACTCTTCGATGTTCTGGAAGGTGTTCAGCGTCGCCTGCTGGGCGGCGCGAATCATGATTCCATGAACTCGGTTGAGTTCGATGTACTTGTAGATGGCGATGAAGGAAACGCCCGACAAAACAGTCGAGACGATGAGGATGAAAACGACGATGAGTTCCATTTTGGATTCCTTTCTCTAGTTCATTATAGGCGCTGTGTGCTATGCGAGCAAAAAATAGGTAGCCATTGTACACCGTACGACAGCTACCTATTTGGGGTCACTTCACCTTGAGGGTGACCGTCTGCCCCGGCTGGGGGGCTTCTTTCAACTCGAGAAGAGCATTCTCACCGAGGCGCATACGCCCGTCGATCCCAAGGTCGTTCTTGTTGTAGTGAACCTTGGACACACCGAGGACCACGCCAAAGAGCGTCATCAGAACGAACAGCGTGCCATTCACCTCAGAGGCTAGCGGCCAGTGCCAAAGGGCCGAGAGACCCGTATATGCGGCCCCAATCGCCGGAAGGACAACCAGATTCGCCCACTTCAGAGTGTCATAAACCGCCGTAGGGAGAAGCGCCTTGAGGGGGGAATCGGGAAGTTCAGTAGTCTCGCCGTGCTGCGGGGTTTCGCTCATTATTGTGTCCTTTCAAGTAGTCGACATCCATCACCATTGATCGGCCATGGATTGGGAGTTCGGCCACTTCGGCCATTATCTTCTCAGCAAGCCCGTTCCCGCCAAATGTGGAATATGGGCCGTAGAGATACTTGTTGAGATCATGGTACTCATCTTTGGCGATCCAGCCTCGCTCGATGTACTTGAGGCCCTGGTCCACAATCCGGTCATGGGCCAACCCAAGTAGGAGCTTGGTCTTGGCATCGCGCTGATCATCTCTCTTCTGGATAAATGCCCAGAAACCCGCCGAGGCGATGAGCGCGCATGTGAGTGCAGTTACAATAGGCACAAGAGTAACCACGATTCCTTCAATGACAGCATATACATCCATTAGGTCCCCAAAAGAACGAGCGGTCGTCGGTGCTTGGATTCGGTCACAGACCACCCATCCGGACGGCCATCAGCGTCCACGCCCATCATGATGGTCCCGGGGGAACTGAAGAAGTTACGCAACCAATAAGCTCCGCCACCAAGTTTCCGCGTCTCTGGGAGAAGTCGGAACAATGGAAGTTGATCGTCCCTTGAGCCGCTATCAAACCTTGTCGAGGTGCCCCACGCTACATGCCCAAAGACCATGGTCTCAGTCATATCGAGAAACCTCGTGTGTACGGTCGTAGCGTTCGTAGCCTTACCATCACTGTTGATGGCGCTACTCAGCGGCTCGTCAAACCAGAACGCAGATCCGGATACCCCATACTGGTTTGCAAGGGCGGTGATAGCATTATGGCTAGATTTCTTGAGAAGGGCTTTGTCCTCCGAGTACCCGTTCATGACGGATGCTGTACTCATCGCGCCTGTGTATATGGGCGTGTCTGCCACAAGAACAATATGGTGCTTTGGGACATTCAGCTGGTAGAAATAATCGAACGCCGCCACACGCCATATGTAGGTCTCGCTCCCGATCGAGGTTTGGATCTTATCGCCGATGGCAAACTGCTCGAACTTGCCGAGGGCGATGTCCTGGAACCATCCGGTTGGTGGAGTGGTGTGGGTCTTACCTCGATCTGGGCGGACATAATAATTTCGGCTAACCCCGACTGGCGCCGATCCGTAAGGAGCATTCTCGAGCACCTGGACCCGACCTTCCAAGGCTGGGACCTTGTTGGCGTTTGTCTCCACGGTGTCCAGCCTCGATTTGTATCCGGCTACCGTACTTGCAGCGGAAGAGGCCTGCTGCTGTGCGGTTTTCGCATCTGCTGCAGCTGCAACAGCCGCCTTTTTGGCCTCGATAATGGAGTTCATGTTGGGGGTATTCCCAAGCAGCTTTTCCGTGTCTGTGATCCACTTGTCGAAGCGGTTCTTCAACGCTTCGCCTTCGGCCTGAAGTTTTGTCAGCTGCGTCTGAAGATCTTTGCTGGTCTTGGTCGCTTCCGTAGTCACATTGTTGAGTGCGTTGCTCGCGCTGCTGACGAATGCCGAAATATCAAGAGTTCGGAGTGGTCCAGTAATCCATGGGCACGCGGATGTCCCAGTAGCCATCTCGATCTGTCCTTGCTGAACAGTAGTTGCCCCCGCCGGCCTGAAAATATAGCACAATGGCATCTGCTGCACAAGACTGGTCAGTGTCAGATCCGGCCGCTTGGGTGTAGCGGCGGATACCCCGGAAATGTACTTGATGCTGTTCGCCCTGACGCTCTCAGACCAGTTGAACTCCAAGACGACTGCGTCATACCGTGAGTAGTTCGGATGCGAGTTACTTGGCACGCTCAAACTAAGCTCGCCGTCATTGTTGAGCCACGTTCCCTGGCACCAAGCTCGACCTGATCCGATTCGAACAGTGGACCCGTTGGCTTCGACCCTGAGGGCCTGCCCAACACCCGAGAAGACTCCATCCGTAATGATGCCCTCAAACAGCGTGCCAAATTGTTCCGCCGTATATCGCCGGTCGCCGCTTGACGAATTAAAAAAGCCCGATGTTACGGCCATCTATCCTCCTTAGAAATAATTCTCCATGATGGGTGACGCGTCCAAAATTGGATACGCCCGATACCCTTGATCGATCGTCCATGAGTGAGTATACTCTTTGACTCTGGCTCGGGATCTTTTTCCTGCTACCTCGACAGCCACCAGATCGCCGAGAAAGAAGTCCTTGTCGAATCCGTATTCGTACATGTCATGGCGCAGGACCTCGCCTGAGATCTCGTCAGCGAGGGAGTGCTGATGGAGCGCGGTGCGACCATATGGGGCAAGGATCCCCGCCAACCCGTTCGCGTTTTTTGGAGTGTAGTTCCATCCGGGGGACACCCACATTTCACGGCGGTTCATTCCTTGACCAAACCGGTTGGAAACATCCGTAGCATATCGGGAGAGGCTGGACTGATTTTCCCCAACCTGAATATGAACGTATGCCGATGTTCGATAGGTGCGGCTCTGTCTCCGGTAAACTATATTCGAGAGAGACCCTAGATCCTCGGAGAACAGTACAGGATATGTTTTGTTGGCGCCGGTTCGATCCCGAGGCTTCCACCACTGATATCGAATCTTCCTACCTTGCATGTAGGACCGGAGCCCGCAATAATATGTCTGGGCACAATACAGGAAAAGGTCCCAGAGCGATTTTCCATCAGGGTCATAGTCCAGATGGTGCACACTCCAGGAGGATGGATCGTCCAATGCGAGATATTTCATTTCTCGGCCTTTTTCTGACGGATTTGCCACCTCGTCGCTGAAAGCTTGCAGGACTATCTCCCTGGTGGATGGCCCCATCGGAATCACCTGAGTAGCGGCAAGGACCCTGCGCTGGAGGAGACTCTTAGCATCTCGTCCGCGCAGATATACGGCCGGTGTCGTTCGACCGCCCTCGTATGTGATTTCTTCCACGATCATTGATTCATTGGAATGTGGAATCTGAAGGATGTTGTCGAAGAATCGGTCCTTATAGCTCTGAATATCGGCCCTTGCGTCGGGGATTCTGATTTCGAATTCTCCGAAATCTTGATATCGTTCCGTCCATACAACACTGGACCACCCAGTGACAGCGTCAACGGCCACCAGGTCGTTGTTATAGACTCGTACACTTTCCAGATACATTATACCCCCATATACAATGGGCTATAGTATACAACCGCCCCGTCAAATACGTTTACCATTCGAGATTTGCTTGTATAGATCTCGAGATCGTTTGGACCAGGCTGTAGCTTAGGCCAAACGCTGTTCGTCGTCACCATGCCAGACGCCTGGAATATAGTCCCGTCTGGGCGCTTCACTCTAGCGCCAAACGAATCGGGTCGGCTGTCAACCTCCAACGTATAGCCACGAGTAATGGTTTTCTGATCGATGGCGGCATACAAATCCATATCGATCTGGAGTATGGTACCGCGAGAGTGATTGTATATCGATACAATACCTGGAGTCTCGAGCATGGGGAGTTCAAACCGGCAGCCTGTAACTATTTCGCCAGGGTAGTTCACTGTAAAGCTAGAGCTGCGCTGTTGATCGCCGAATTGCAGCTCCGCCTTGTTGAGCTGGTTTGTGAATGGGAACTGAAAGCCTCCAGAAACCGTAAAGAACCCCCGCCCAGTCTCGAATGAGTTTTTCTCAGTCAAGAATGGCTGCGGACAAATAACGGAAACCTGTACCGACTCTTTGTCAGAGAATATGTTCGGAGTCACAGACTCTACATACCCTCGGGCCTCGTAAACGGAAGAGTCCGTCAGGAACTGCATCCGGACAAGTTCTTTGATCGGAAATGCCCGATAAATCAAGCGTCTCGCAGATGGGGGATTGTCGCCGACCATCTCCATGGCCAATACTACGTTTCGAGTCTGGGCCCTAGCGATACTGAATCTGCCGCCGTCCATATTATAGACACTCTGAACTGTAAGGTCTGCTTTCGGCGGGCCAAGACCCGCGATGTCGGTTATACACACGCCGGTATCATAGGGCTTACCAAGCTCATATGTATACTCTTCCCCGGAGGGGTTCTTGATAGAGACACCGCGGATCATCGGGCCCTCCTTTTCTTACAGTTGCAGCTCGAGATCAGCTTCTCTAATTTGCCGAAGCTGATTTTGAGTGTTCCGGTATATGGTCATAGCGTCCAGAGACTCCGGAGAATGATTGTGCTGCTCAAAGTGAACATTAGTCACTTTGGATACTGGCTCTTCACTCTTGGTCGGCTCTGGCGATGTTGCTTGTGTGCGGCCGTATTCATACTGGGCATTACGAGCGCTGACAGGTATTGGGGTGCTCCCAAACACCGAACTCAACGTCTTAGCGTCTTTACGGACATCATCAAGATTGAGCACCGGAGTGATTTCGGGGCGCATTGTCAGGTCGATATCGTCAAAGCTCATACCCTTGAAGCACTCATTGACCGCATCAACAAGTTCTTTAGAAACCCCGTTGACGGTATCCTGCGCGCCAGGTGCGCCGTCCTCGAAGCCCTTGCTGAAGCCTTGGATGGCGTAACCGCCGATCTCAGCAAAGACCCTCGAGGGGGATTTGATACCAAGAACCCCCTTGACTCCATTGACGATACCGCCAAAGAAATCTTCGACTTTGCGCTTGAACCACCCAGCGGCCCCGGCGATACCTTTCCAGATCCCGTCCACTATGGCTTTACCAATCCCGATGAGGACATCGCGGATACCGGTAAGACCCGCCCCGACGCCGTCGACCAGCGCCTTGAAAATGGCTTTCACGAGACGACCGATAGCCTCGAACAACGTATTGTGGTTCTCATCAATGGCCTTCGCAAGCCCATTGATAAAGGCTATGGCGAACTTGAACGCGCCGTCAATGATTCGACCGATGTTATCGGCAAGCGCTTTCAGGAAGTTGTAAATCGCTTCCGACGCAACATCCACGATCTTACCGATGTTGTCTCGCAAGGAGGTCAAGAACGCCACGACGAGCTTGAACGCGGCGTCCACAATCTTCGGAACGGTCCGAATGAGAGCATCACACATCGACTCAATAGCCACGACCGCAAGCTCAATGAGTTTGGGGATGTTCTCAGTGATGGCGGTGATGAGCGCTCCAATGAGAATTGCCATCGCGCCACGAATTGGCTCCTGATTGTTGATAATGACTTCTGCTATTTTGACAAGCCCCATGCCCAACTGTTCCATCAGGTATGGAATCATCGAGATGAGACTTGTTATTGCCGCAGTCAGCACCGACAGACCCGCAGCGCCAGACACGCCGAGCATCCCCAGACCGATCGCGAGGAGCGTTATGCCCGCACCAGCAATCGCCACCGCTGCCGCAAAGCCCATCAGCGCAAGCGCAAGCGCAGTCATCGCCGGAATCACAGGTTCGAGAAGCTTGGCCGCCCCGCCAAGAATAGCGAGGGCCGCAACCAGAGCAATAATTCCGATTGTGACCGTAACCCACCCGGCAGCTCCGAGCAACAGGATCGTTGGAACAAGCATGCCGAGCGCCGTAGCTAGCAAAATCAAAGCTGCTGCCACGCCAGGCTTAACCTTGGTCTTTGCCATGATCGCCAGCGCAAGAGACATCGACATGAGCATAACAGTCAATGCTGTTACACCAACTGTAACTTTGTCCACATCCATCTCACCGAGGGTCTTGACCGCATGTGCCACAGCCAGAACACCGACTGCCACCAATGCGAAACCTGCCCCGCCGTAGAGTGCCTTCTTCTTGAGCCTCTCAAGGGTGCCGCCAACCGCCAACATAACGATCATGAGCGAAATCAAACCCTGCTTGATCACATCGGGATCCATTGTCCCGAAACGCTCCACAGCAGCCGCCAGGCGATCCATCGAGACGGCCAAAGCTAGAATAGCAAGTCCAGACTGGGCCGCCGCCTTACCATTTCCAGCTATCCGGATAAAGGCTCCGAGTGCCACGAGCAACGCAGTCACTGATATAAGCCCCTGAGTCAGAACTCCTAGGTCCATGCCGCCGAACTTCTCCACGGCCTTAACCATTATAAGAATCCCGAGAGCTAGAGCCGTGATGGCTACGCCCGCCTCCATACTCATCTGAGAGTCGAAGTTCTCCACAAATGCCAACACGAGTGTCAGGATGGCAGTAAATGCAATCATCCCCTTGGCCAGAGCTCCGAGCTTCATATTGCCAAGAACCTTGACTGACTCCGCTAGAACCCGGATTGCGACCCCAAATATGACCAGCGCCGCCGCCCCGGTCACCATACCTTTGGTATTTCGGACCATGTCCTTCATGACCTTGGTCAAGGCCTTCAGCAACGATTTTGTCGCTAGAAGTCCCTTGGTAAGCGTCCACCAGTCCAGCTCGCCCATCTTTCGAACTGCCCCGGCCAGAATGGTTATGGCCGTAGCCATGAGAATCATTCCGACTGCGGCCTGGGCGAGTCCTCCAAGACCATTGTCCTTGTTGAACTTACTGTACCAGGCCATCATGCCGAACACCTCGGCCAGGAGTACAGATATAGCAGTAAGCCCGACAGTAAGCTTGACTGGGTCCACCATGGCGAGCAGAGCTACAGACGCTGCAAGTACGCCCAGTGCAGCCGCAATAAGCAGAAGCGTTCTAGCTTTCACCTCGCCCGTGAGCGCCTTGAGGTGGTCCTTGACCGCGTCCATTACCGCGCCAAACTTCTTGACGATGTCGCTGACTTCGCCGATGCCTTTCTTGACCTTCCTGGTCACGCCGGCGAGGTTGTGCACTAGCGCGATGAGCATAGCCCCGATGCCAGCGCCCATGGTCAAGTTAAGCGCGGCCAGAAACTGGTTCATTCCCAGTTCCTTATCCCCACTCTTGAAGAAGTTCGCTAGATGGCCGCCAAACTCTTTGACCTTGTCCCAGGCCTTCTGAAGCCAAGCCCCGATCTTTTCTGCAACACTCTGGACTTTTCCAGCAAAGGCCGAGACCCGCTCAAGGGTTTCGTTCTTGAAGCCTTCAGCTCCTTGCGCAGTATCGCTTCCAATCTTTGCAAGCTGCTGATTGACCCCGTCGACTGTTTCTTGGGCCTTTGGGATCAGGTCGTCCTTCAACGCGGCAAACTTTCCAGAGGTCGACGCGAAGAACGCCCCAAGCGCTTCGGCAACAGGCGCAAGTTTCTCCATCGCAGCTGTGCCAAAGTCCACGATTGCCTGCCGGGCTCCGCGTATCGCATTCATGAAGACATCGCCCTCGCGAATACTGTTACGAAGATTGGTAACCCAATCAGCAAGACCTGCGATCCACTCGAGAATACCTCCGTGGCCCTTTGGCAGCAGGTCAATTATCTCGCGAAGGAACGCTCCAAACGCCTGGCCAACCGCCCCAACAAGATCGCTGACGATACCAAGAATTGAGAAGAGCCCTGTAAATATACGCTGGAGCTTTGCGGCAGTCTCGCCACTGGGTTTCAGCTTCGACGTGAGGTACTCAAGCGCCTTGGATATGCCGGCCAGTGCCTCTCCCGCTTTGGCAGGTGGGAACACAGTCTGCCAGGCATTCTGGATCGGGCCGAGAATATTCCCAATACCCTCCAGAATGTTCTTCAGGGTCTGGACCATCGCGGTCCGCCCCCCTGCATCCTTCCACGTCTGGAGCATCAGGTTTCTGGCATTGCTCATCCCATCAATGACAGGAGAGAAGTAATTATTGAGCCAAGTGAACAGCTCCTTGGCTTCCTCGAAATCGCCAAGCACGATACGGAAAGACTGGGCCCACCCGGATCCAACAGCTTCTTTCAGAGTGTCCCACAGCTGCGTGACTGTCTTTACCTCAGTTGCGGCCTTGAATGCCGTCTGACCAAGCTTCTCATAGTACTCCGCCTGAGACTCTGTAAAGCCCTTGGCCATGAGATCGGCTTTGGTCATAGAGCCGGTCATTACATCCAGCGCCTGGGTCAGAACGTCTGACGAAAGCCAACCGCCCTTCAACGAGTCTCGGAAAGACCCATTCTTGAATAGATTTTTGGACTTCTTATCCAGCTTATCGACAGCACCCATCGCAAGCGCGGTGTCTTTCAGCAGATTCTGAAACTGCTCGCCACCCATTCCAGCGTTGACTACTGAGTTCCAGTCCTGAAGACCCACCCGGCCCGCAGCGAGCGCCTGGGAAAGCTGGTACATCGCCGTTGAAGCTTGCTGGCTATTCGACCCCGAAAGGGCTGCCAGGTTGGCAATACCCTTGATGGCTTTTGTCGCTGGCTCGAGCTTAACACCGGCCGCGGTGAACGTGCCGATGTTCTTGGTCATCTCGGTGAAGTTGTATATAGTTTTATCGGCATACGTGTTCAGATCGTCCAAATATTTATTGACTGTCTGAACGTTCGTGCCTTCCTTCAGGGTGTTCGCCAGAATAGTCTGGACTGCCCCCATCTGAGTCTCGTACTCCCGAAAACCATCCATGATCGGGTCGAGAGCCAGAGCCTTGAGAATTCGGCCGCCGGCGTCAATCGCCTTATTGGTCACATTCGTGAGCGCGGTAATTGCCACAACATCGAGAGCACTGAATTTCTCTTTGATGGTATCCAGCGCCCCACGAATGCCTTCCATTTTGACATTACCGAGCTTGTCCGCTGACGCGGCTGCCTTGTCAAAGTTCAACGACTGATTGAACTTGGCCAAAGACGCACTGGTTTGCGCAATACCCTGTTCAAACTGCTTGTTGTCGAACTTCATCGCAACTACACGGTCTTCAATCTTACTCAACTGATGACACCACCTTCCAGACGTCTTCCGCTATGCGGTTCATTATCGGTTGAATCGCGGGGTTGATGTAATCCCGTCCCTTTACATACCCGCCAGTGCCAGTTCCATGCCCGTACTGGAGAATCACAGCAATAGGAACACCTTGGACCACATTGGTGTTGGTCCATATAATCGAGTAAGTCTTACCTGACTGCTTGACCTCGTAGCCCCAGGACCCAGCAGTCTTTCCAGAATCTTTAGGCGTTGCAGCCGACAAGGCATCTACGCCAATTGAGCCATAGGCTTTGAGTCGCTCTATGATGTTAGGACGAGCTAGTTTCGCCAAGAACTTCTGAGTTTTACTGAAGTCCCCTTTCGAGGTTACATATAGCATCAGCTAGAACCCCCTTTTGGCTGCCTCCGCTCGACGCTTGGCATTGATCTCCCGATACTGCCGAGCGACCTCGTCTTGTGAGAGCTTCTTCTTGTCGGGATTGTTATTGATAGAACAAACCCGAATAAGCGTTATCAGCCGATTAAGATTCCATCGCTCGCATTCGAATGGTATCCGTAGTGCCACCATCCAGGAGTAAATCAGCTCGGATGTGATGATTTGAGAGCTTGAATCGCGATTTGGAGAATTGATCGTCGTAGCGGTGTGCGGGTTCTCTAGATACGCCTGAAGCTTCTCCAGGTGCTCATCCCGAAGCCCCGTGAGGTCGACTCGTGTGATAGGGCGATCCGACATACAGACGATGTAGTCCATTAGCTCGTCGTCCGTCAAATCCTTGGCGTTGACGAATGGTCTACAGTGGTCAGCCTCCCATTTTGACAGAGAGAGCAGCGAATGCTCCAGCTGGAGGGTCACCGCCGGAGTAATGATGAATCGGCTTGTCTCTTCATCGAATAGTCTGCCCCCGGAAATCTCTAGCTGGAGCAACGCCGCCACCTCCTTTCAGTTACTGAAGAAGCGTCTTGATTTCGTCCGGCAGGAGAATCTTCGGCTCAGTGCCAGTTCCAGAGTCACCCTTGCCGTACAGTGCCTCCTCCAGCTTGGTCCACTTGTCCTGCTCGACCTCGGTAGAGCGAATGACCACATGCGCCGTCGGCTTCATACCCGTAACATTGACCGGTTCGGTGTCGAAGCTCCAAGACAGAGCCGCAGGTTCGGGCGATTCATTGATGGTCTCACGATCCTTGGACGACGGCGACGCAGTCGCACCATACACCAGGTGGATCTCAACACCGTGGTCGGTGCCGTCGGTATCGTTGCCGATCAGCGTACGATAACAAAGCCCGAACTTCTTTCGAGTCTGCTGAGTCGCCAGGACCCCCTTGGTGATTTCGCCCATGCCGTCGCACTGGTCAAATTCCTTTGGGGAGTAAAACGCCTCGATCGTACCCTTGAACGTTTCCGTAGAGATGATGTTGGCGTACACTCGGTTGTCGGCATACTTCTTGTTGGACTCGGCGCCCTCGGGGCTTTCCGTCACCTTGGTCAGGCCAGACCAGGCGATTCCGTCCTGATACTTACCGCCTTCCCCCATGACGTACAGCACGCCACGGTCAACGCCAACACTGTAGAGCCGCTTGGTGTTCTCGTCCCACTTCAGTGCACCCTTGGCCATCAGGCCTCCTTCCTATCGGTGCAAATATACAACATCATGGTAGATGTTGTTGCTGACATAATGCCTGGCAAAGTCTGCGCCAGGCAAACATGCTATTTTCTCCGACAGGTCGCTGTCGGGGTCTTGGTACATGACAATAACTTGATACCTGGTATTAACCAGATACGCTATATTGTCAGCCCGTACCGGGCGGATGTCCTGCTTGTAATACACAATACATGGGTAGGACATCTTGACATTGGGCGGGGGTTGGAAATATACCTTATCAGACCCGAGTATACCTTTCAACTCACGATGAAGATCAAGCCGGCGGTTCATTGTACACCTTTCCGATCGTCAGCTCAAGCCTCGGGTAGACCAGCTCCGCATAGGATACTTTCCATTTCGCCCCCGCCCAAGTCACATACCTGATGGCGGCAAAGTCATCTTTCAGAATTCTCGGAAGCATGACCGAGATGGTATTGGACAGTACGAGATCATCATTGAGCGTTTCGCTACCATCGAACCGACGGGCGCACCGCTTGATGTCGCCTCTCGCGTATACCTCCTCCACCTTCTCGACCCATACACCGGGGGCTTTCTCAGTCGTAGTGACATAGCCTATCTTTCCACTAAACTTTGCCATTTTGACCTTTCTTAGGCCTGCGCCATCTCCAGGACCATCGCCGAGCCGGGACGGACCAGCGCGCCGGACATGCGAGTCTCCAACAGGTACTTCTCCTGGTTGAAGTCCAGGTCGAAGTCATCGAAGAAGGAGATCTGACCACCCTTGTTGGTGCCCGTGGTGTAGTCCTGAAGGTTGACCACAATCGCCTTGAGGTCGTACTTCTTGGTGCTAACCTCGCGCTCCAGCTTCTCCATGACCGGAACTCGGACGATCTTGGACACCCCAATGGCCGAGGCCAGAGCCGCTTCCGTCTCATACAGACGGCGACCAATCTGGTCCTTCTGAAGCAGTAGATCCGTGACGAACTTGCTCGGGGCGTACATAGTCGGGTTGCCCGAACCACGGTAGTCATCCAGACCACGAATCATCGCTTCGACGCAAGCATCAGGCTTGGCGTCCTTGTCGACCTGAACCTTGTAAGAGTACAGTTCATCATCTTTCCAGATCGGACGAATGTTGTCCTCACTGATCTTGTCGTCGTCAGTGACCTGGCGGCCATCCCCGACCAGAATCGCCCTGGCGATTTCCTCATCCAGCATCAGACGCATCTCGCCCTTGATCCAGGTGACCACATCGAAGTCCGTGATGTCCAGAATATCATCCCGGTCCAACTTCTGCTTCTTGTAGATCGTCTTCGGGTGGGTGACCCGGTGCAGCAGCGAGAAGACCTCTTCCTTCTTCTTGGTGCTGGTCTTGTACCCCTTCGCTCGGGCATTGTCCGCCGTAATATCGGCCAGGATCGTCTTGATCTTGGTGAAGGGCGCATGGCGAGTGCTATTCAAGACACCGGCCACCCATTCCATCCGACGAGAGATGAACTCAGGGGTGTTCCAAAGTGTCTTGGCATCCGGGAACAGAGTGTTGATGTCCTTGATGCCGTAGTCATTCGCATGCGCGAGGAACGACTCGGAAAGCTTGATGTGGCGATCCTGTGCGGACTTCATGACTGTCATGAACTGATCATGGGCCAGCGTCTGTGACGGAGCCTGCGTTGCGGACCCCTGGAAGATGTTGTGGGTCAATGTAGATCCTTCCTGTGGTTTGTCAGCGGAGTGCTCCGCTTTGTCAGAGGACTCTTCCGACTTCTTTTCGGCAGGGCCGGAGTCTTCCAAGGCCTGAGTGACGAGATAGGCAACAGCATTCTGCTGCTTTTCCGTCATGCTGTCAACAATGTCCTGAATGGTTTCGCCATCGTCGTCTGAGTCTGACGAGTCCTCAGCTTCACCATGCACAAGCAGTTCGCCAAACTGGATGATGGCGGCATCCTCCACCGCATCGGAGAATCCGTCCCCGTGAGTGATATACACCGTATCGATCTTCGCCTCACGATTGGCACCAGCGAGCACCAAGCTCACCTCTCGGATGTTACCGAAAGTTACTGTTGTACCATCATGACGCAGGTCATTGGCGAAGATGGAGAGCGAGTTCAGATCCCCATGTTTCACCTGCTTACCCAGGTTCTTGGCGGCCATGGTGTCATTGAGTGAGCAGTCTGCATACATGCCGTCATTGCGGCTATGGAGAAGCGCATGCCCAACAATGTTCGTGGGGTCCTTGTGGTCATGCCCATACAGGAGCGGGACCTTATGGTTGTCCTGATGGGCGAATGCTCCCTGGCCGATGACCCGACCGTCCGAGCACAGAACACCACTCTTGGTGGCGTATCCTGAAAAGTCAACTTTCATTTTGAAGATCGACTCCTTTCTCTAAGGACGGCTCGTCGGCCGTCGTGTTTGTGTCCTCGACCGGCATGTTCGGATTTCGAGGAACGTCTGCTTCAGGGGCGGCTACAGGCGGCAGCCCTATTGCAGCACGCATTTCGTTCGTGCTCATGACTTCATTCCGAATCAGTTTGTCTGCGAGATCAGCCAATGTCGGAAGCGACGCTAGCGCAAACGGGTCACGGAATGCCTGGATGTCCTGAAGCTGAGTTCGAGCAGTCTGCGTGAGGAACTTTCGGCGAAGCTCGGCCGTTACCGCAATTGTGATTGGTTTGACCACCCTGGCATAGTAATTAGCCATGGCCTCTGGCGGCGCTGTACCGTTGACAATCTCCTCAGTCAATGCCAACTCTGTATAAAGCCGCTTGGTGAGGTACTCAATCTGTGCGAGGAGCGTGTTCTCCGCAGGACGGTTTAGCTGGGTGATCTTCTCAGTACCGTCAATGTATGCTACTCCGTACTGTGCCCCCTTGAGTTGCTGCTCAATGTCTGTGCGACGACGCTCCGCCTCAGCTCGCTTCGCATCGGACTTGAGCGCATACGGAAGCTGAATGATGATATCGAGCTTGTTTGCTCGAGCCTCCTCGTCCGCCAGATCCAGAAGATTTAGCTTCCGCATCAATCTCGCGAATGTACCAGACGGTTCATTCATGATCGTGTAGAGTGGTGACTCGACAATTGCGCAGATCTTCTTCGGGAGTGCCACTTCCTCGATCAGGCCTGTATTCTCATTGTAAAGCTTCACCTTAACGGTATCCGGCCACCATTCAGTGACCTCGCCGACCCGAAGGTTCTTGATGTTGTACGAATCCGAAACCAGAGGGTTGTAGTCGGTCTCAACCGGAACGATTACCGCTACTCCGACATTGAGAATCGTCTGATAGATATCCTGCCGGAATGCCGCACCACTCTGATCGATATTTGCCGAAACGGTCAGACATCGCTGAAGAGTGGAGTCCATGGCCTGAACGTAGCGCCCTTTGTCATCAGTTCGAATGTGCTGGATTACAGCTTCCGCACAATCCATCGCAATTCGAGTCCGTACCGATGCAAGTGTCGAACGATCCGCGCCACCATTGTAGTGAATCGCATACGGCCTGGCGGCGTAAGAGAACCCTCGGCCTGACGGAGCTTCTCGGCGAGTGAACGCGTCCCACGCATGGGCCAGTCTAGAAAGCAATCCCATTTTGACCTCCTTTCACTCGAAGTCTTCTTTGTGAAGCTTAAAAGCGATGTAAGCATCCATCATTGCTGCAACACAGTCGATCTTGGCCTCATTCCGGCGCTTGGTCAGCTTTCGGTTGGCATTTGTGTCCTCCATGGTCACAGTGTTTCCCATGCAGAACGACATGATCGATTCATCGAAGATCAGTTCGCGCTTTTCAGCAAACTTCTTGAGCTCGCCGAGAGGGACTGACTCGGTTCTCGCCCCCTGAATAACCGTCTCGATGGCGTATGGACCATAGTCCCGCTCCCATTTGGCGACAAACTCCTTGGCGTTGAACGGATCGAACCCGAATGAGCGGACATCATACTCTCGCTCCTCGATGTGCTTCTCGAGATCGTCATAAACTGTTCCTGCAACATCGAGCACCGTTCCCGGCATCACAATCAACGTGCCCTCTTGTATGAACTCGTCATACTTGGACCTGATTGACGCGTGCAGTTTGTCCAGAGTATACTGCGTGATGTATGCTCGAGTTTTTATACCGAAGGACCCGTCCGCTAACGGGAACAAGAACGTGAATGCGCAGAAGTCATCGCCTCGTGACAAGTCCGCCCCCAGAGAGCAAGGCATCTTCCAGAAGTCATGAGGCCTATGGGGGAGCGTCTCCTCGTACGTGAAGAAGTATGTGAATCCTTCAAGCGGCAGCCCAAACCTTTTGGCGAGGATATCGTTGCGCGCAGCGGGAGAAGCCTCCGCACGTTCAACGTCCTCATAGTACGTTTCATAGGAAACCGTTATGCCAATGGTCGGCTGGGCTTTTACCCACCTAGACGGATCCGCAACTTCGGACACCGAGTCGAGCTTGTAGTGCCAGATGGACACATGCGGTTGGTAACTCTCACCTCGAAGAATCTTCTGGAGTTCCATTTTGACTGCATCACCCGAACCATTCCGCACAGTACCCTCAGACGAGATGGCTATGATCGCATAACCTTTGTTCTTCGATGCACCTTGCTCGATGGCACCGACAACGTCTTCCCGAACATCCCCAGACAACCATTCATCGACCGAGTTGTACTTACTTCGAAGACCTTGGAGCTTGTCGATGGTCATTGGACGGATCTCGAGAAGAGACCCCGTGAGTAGATTCTCGATGCCCTTCTTGGTGGAGACGAGCTGTTGACGCAAGGCACGACTCCCAGTGGTGTTCTGGAGCGAGCCATAGGTCAGCATCTTGAAGAGGGGGCCGCGGTGACGGGTAATAGCGGTTTTGATCGGCGACATCACCTCAACTGCTTGAGGCATTGTTGGCGCCGTAGTCACCTGGTGGGTGGTCGCTGTATCCATTACCAACCAATAGATCTGCCAGAATGCAGCGTACATCGATTTGGCGGCACCTCGTGCCACTATAATGTATTGCTTCTTGGTCAGTCGCTCTTTGACTAGCTGTGTCTCGTGATGCCCGCCGATTCCATCCTCATTCGGGATGTACACGGATCGCTCGACATACCTGTACCATCCCCATAGCTGCTCACCCCAGAGCTTGAATGTATCAAGAAGCTCAACATCCTCACCGTTGGTGAGCGTTAGCTCATTCTCGCAGAATCGGATCCAGCCGTCAATCGCTTCGTCATCGTAATACATGTCCGGGTCATCGATTAGCGCGTCAATCCGATTCATCTCCATGGAGAGTTCCTTGCAGACCGGGATCTCCCCACGGAGGACTTTGTCACGAAATTCGCCGTAGTACTTTGGTACCGCGGTGTTTGATAGCATTTTGACCTTTCATCGAATCTTTATCCGCTTGAAGGTCACCCCCGCAATGGAAGGCCGCCCATCTTCATCCACAGTATAAGTTGGCTCCCTATACGCAACCGTCTCGCCATTTCGAACGTAGGTTTTGGACTTCTGGCTCGCCTTGAAGTTGCCCCACGATTCCTTAATCTTGTTGTAAGCTTTTCCAGCATTAGCTCCCGCGCTTGACGAGGGCTTTGCCTGGGATGTGGGGCTTGGGGCTTTTGGGGTTGAGTTAGTACCCGGAGTCTTTGGTGCGGCAGCCTGGGATGTGGGGCTTGGGGCCTTGGCCGTCGACCGGCTCACTTTGGCTTTACTGACGGCCCTATTCTTTGTCACATCTGTGAGGTACTTTCTGGCGCTCGTAACGAGCATCTGTGAGGCGTTCTTGGCGATTGCGTCCTGAAGGTTGTTGGCCAACTTCGAGCCGAGACCTTTGAGCCATTTCTTGCCAGGAGACATTTTTGGGGCAGTCAGTTCTGCATACTGCTGATCCAACCGCATTCTGTTGATAGTATCCTGAAGCTGCTTGTCTGTCAGGTGCGCGGTATTCGGCCGGCGTACAAGACCCCCCGAGCTCCTTCCGACCGTACTTGGGTCCGGCATTCCTGTGTTTGGGTTATTGGACTTTTTGGGCCCAAGACTGCTCGGATCGAGCATCCCGATATTCTCGTTTTTACGGCGCGCAAGTTCGTTTACGGCGCTCGTATCTACCCGAGACTGTCGCTTTTTTCGGACGCCCCACTTCATACCCTTGACGCCGTGATGTGCAAGAAACGTTTCTATGTCCGTCCCCACTTATCCACCCCTCCTTCGAATCTCTCGTAGTGATATATGATTCGGTGCTGTAGCTCAGTCAAGCGCTTCTCAATCGGGGCGACCAGAAACGCATTCTGCGGCGGGTCAAACGCCATCTTGGTTCGGAGGCACACGTACTCCTTGATATGCGGCGATCGGTTAGTCCCAAGAGCCGCCCACTCAAGATTTTGATCCATCTCCACGGCCCTTGGCATGCCGAGCTGTACAATATCTGCCAAGGCTATCTCGATCATCGGGACCAATTGCTTATCATAGTCCCAAAAGTTCCATGGTATGTTCAGATACTCTTTAACATCTGCTAATATGGTCATGTCGCCTCTTTCCCCATAACAGAGTATCCCCCGGCATTCTCTCAACGTGGGGCTTGGGCAGAAGCCCAACGTCCCCGAAGTGGATCGCCTCGTGAGTCATCATCGAGACGGATATAAGATACTCCGGATCGAGAATTGTGATCTCTCCGTCTTTGAGCATCTGGACATCCATTGGATTCATGTGGTGAACATAAATCTTGCCTTTTATTGGATAATCTCGATGCCCCATGTCATACCCTTGGTCGCGGGCAATGACTTCTTCACGCACAGACTTCCACTCGGAGCTCGCATAGAAGCGTTGATTCAGCCATCGATCCCCGCCAAAGGTACGCTCACCAGGACGTTGGTTACCGATTCGCAGATACTTGTACCGATCGAAATAATCATCCAAGTGGTTAAGCTTGGTGAATGTACGCCTAGTCAGAGGATCGGTAACTCCGCATAGCTTCGATCGCCTTTGCATACATCTCATCCAATCGTTCGTTGGCCTCAAGGGCTCTAGTTTTCGCTTCTCGCTCTGCTGTATCAGCCTTGATCCGAGCCAACTCGACCTCGTTACGCACAGTTGCGAGTTTGAGGTAGTGGTTGACAATGGAAAGCGGCGGATTATCTCCTCGTAGGAGCTCCTCCGCCTTGTCCATCGCCAATGCAATCATGGTTTGCTCTCGAGCTTCCCGGGTCAGGGCCGGTCGAGACGACTTTCGGCGGCTCGCCATGGTGTTTCCTTTCCCTTTCGCCCGGTTTCAAGCCAGAAAATATACCCTCCGGGGCATTTTTTGGGTGGCCGTCGAAGCAGTAGGGGGGTCTTTAATTTGCGACCCCCCCCCTCCCACGTCAGTCAAACATAAATCGCTTGCGACTCTCGAACGATTTTTATGTATGGAATGAGCGGGTTGAGTTCGATGATTTCATCAATTGCTTCGCTTATAGCTATCTGATTATCCGCATCAGAAAGCTCTTCTGAAGTTCTTGCAATCCTTGCCACGTAGGCGGCCGTGTTGTAGCCCATACTAGTGTCATAGTTCCACCATTCGACGAACTGATCCAAAGGATCATATGGGTTGTCGGCCGTGGTCAGGGCGACGTCCATTACTTACCTCCTTCCAGTATGTCTTGGATGGACGATACTGACACGCCTAGTGCGTCCGCCACATCACCCTGCGTATAGCCTGCATCCAGTAGCGCCTTGGCGCGGGCGCGCTGGGCAGGAGAGATGGTACGTGCGCCACGTGGTGTTGCCAACTGCTTGATGCGTTCCATGTCTGTGTTGTTCATCAACTTCTCAAGGAACGTGTGCGAGACAGCGCCAGCCTGGATGGCTTCCCATTCCTTGTCTGTGATGTGCACAGCAGACTTGGCCTTGCTAGCCCCAAACCGTGCCCGGGCTTGTGCAAGGGCCTGGTTTTTAAGCCTTTTGACTTCGTCTTTATCCATGTCTGGATTGGAAGCTTTCTTCTGCTTCACTACATAACCAGCATAGAGCTGTGCCTGCCGTTCCCTGGGCGCGTTCTTGAGGGCGACCTCTAGTTTTGCACGTAGGGACTTAAGTTCGTTGGCGTACACCCTCTTAGCAGAGGGGCTTTGCTTTTGCGACGGGGTGTTAATCATAGCAAGGCGGGCTTTGTTTGCCAACGCCTTCATGTTATTGGCGTATGCCGCATAGACTCTTTCGGTCGGGGTGTTCTTCTCCGACACTAAAGTCCGGGCATCTTTTGTCAACATCATGTTGGGCATCTTGGTGAGGTTCTGAGTCTCAACCCACTTGACAATGTCACCGTTCTTGTTCTTGACAGGCTTGTGGTAAGTAGCCCCGGTAGGTTCATATACCAACTCGCCAGTCTTTTTGTCAATGGGCCCGCCCTTCAACATAGAGCGGGGCTTGATCTGTGGAATACGGCGATCACCCGTCGACCGTGAAATGATAGTGGCTGCGCCGCCTCCAGCTTTTTGGTACTTCTCTTGGAGCTGTTTGATACCGTTGTCACGCTCACTGAGTCGATAATCCAACTTGTGTTTGTGAGCGTCGATAACAGTCATCGAGTGCCGAACAGCACGAGCAAGCTCAGCCGGGGTCGCCCCTTTAACCGTCATGTCCGTAATCAGATTCGAGATACGCCCCATCTGATTCCCGGTTTCCCCCTTCGACATAACCTTCATGCCAGGGTAACCAGGGTACGATGCCTTAGGATCGTAGTTCTTAAGCCCACTGAGGGCTGGAGCAGTTCGAACCTTGCCGTCATTGTTTGGAATGCAGACTGCTGTATCCCCATCAAAGTCCGCCCCAGACAGTCGCTCTGCCACCTTGGGGTGAATGCCGACAGCATCCTTGGCCATGCCGATTAGCTTCTTACCAATGGCTGACTTATTATTCACCGTGAGCGTAGGGATCTCGAAGATGCCGCCATGTGGGTACCGAACAAGACTAACCTTTTCCCCATGTTTGAAGTTTGGCGCATAGATTTCGCCTTCCTTCAGCTTTGGGAGTGGGAGAAGCACCTGGGTGGCTTGACGAGGAAGTTTTGCCGCTTTGAGGTGTGTCGCTGCAGAGTCGCAACTGTCAGCGAATTCTTGGAGGAGCTTCTTCTTGACCGCGGGGTTAGTCAGCTTCTGAATCTCATCAAATTGCGCCTTCTTCGAGGCTTCAGTGATCCCAAGTTGTTTCTTGACCAATACGGGGCTCTGCTTCGACAGGAATTGGCTGGCCAAGTTGCGAGACCAATCATTCCATGTGCCCTCTTCATTGACAATATTGAGGGCTGAGACCTTGCGCTTGCCGTCTTTCCCCACATAATACTTGGGGTGAACCGTGGCTCCGAACGGGTTGTCGGGGTCGTCCTTGAGCTCTTTCATTGCATCGAGCTTGTTGGTGCTCTTCGATTTGTTCGTATTGAACCGCATGTCGATCCCTTTAGGGAGGTCGTCAGCGTACATGGCCATGCCCTTGAGGTAATGGGTGTTGTTGACCTTGATCCTGACCTGAGCGTACTTTGCGCCACCCAGTGAGATGTCATCCACTCCTCGGCGGAGCTCAATCACCCCATCCCGGTCAGTGCCCCCTTCCTCTTTCCAGCGAACCTGAACCCGTTTGAGATCCACGTTCACAGGTTTTTCCGACATACCAAGGAACGTATGGCCTTTATCCGTGGAATAGGAGTACACAGACCCCAATTTGTGAGCATTCGCTGCGAATTCCTGATATGTCATCCCAGGGGGCACTAACGCTTTGATGCTGGTTTCTTTGCCAGTGCCCAACTGCTCGGCCTTGGTGTAGTAAACCTTGTACCCTTGGGCCTGAAGCTGTGCCACAGCGGCATTGAGTTTTTCCCTCGAAATCCCCATGTGGGCTTCCACGCCTGTACCAATATCGATCGGGCCTTTCTTGGCCACCGCCTCGGTCAATGTCTTCTGTGTAGCCTCCAATACACCCCGTTTGGATTCAACAGAGGGCTTGAGCAGGGCTCGGACACTGGACTCGTTGAGGCCCATCCTCTCGCCAATGGCGACATTGGACAGTCCTTTTTCCTTGAGCCGTACAGCTTCTGCGACCTTGGCGGCCTTGACGGATTCGAGGGCCGCGGTTTTCATGGCCCGGAGCTCGCCAGTACTCATACCATGGAACGTGGCGATCTCTTTCTCAGACATTCCGGATTTGCGCATGTCATTGACCGCCTGGAGGAACCCGGCTTCGTGTTGGTATGGTTCTTCGCCAGAGCCCCATGGGTAGCGACCAGACTTACGCTTTACACCAATATGTGCCAACGACTCAGTCATCTCTCACCACCCAGTCATCAATCATACTCGATGCTTGTTTCATCCAACCCATGATATGGGCTATGTCTGACGGTTCAGGAACATGGGCGACGATCTCATCATTCTGGTATATGCGAAGCTCCATGTCGATTTTGCCTGGCTTGTAGTCATACTCCAGGCAGAACAGCGCCGCATAGACCTCCAACTGTCGCACATTTGCTGGATGTACGCCAGTCTTGAGATCATGGATCCGGAGCTTCTGGTTCCGAAAACAAATAGCGTCAGCTGTGCCATAGGCCCACGGCGAATAGTACAGAATTACTTCCGGGTCCATTCGAAAGCCGATAGCATCATTGACGTAGTTTTGGAATGTCTGTTTGGTCCTAGCTTGCTTGATCCTGTGCCGGATCAGCTGTGCTGCCAGGGCATGAAGCTCTGTGCCCCTCTGAGCGGCCTTGTGCGCCTCGTAGGCGGCCTTCAGCTTCTCAGGGGTATAATTCACCCAGCTGGACTTTGAGGCGCTCAGAAAGGCATGTGAGCCCTCAAGCGCTGAATGCCTGTTGAATTTCATTGAGGACTTGCTCCTCATTCTCGGGGTAGACAAACGATGCATAGGACCAGTCATTCAGCATGCCTACATACCATTCCTGGTTCGGTTGCCGAACAGCGGCCTTGGAGCGCTTGAACTCCAGGAAAGCCCAGCGGTCCTGCCATATGACAAGACGATCCGGGATTCCCTGGAGTTGCGCGGACTGCCCCTTCAGGATAATACACCCTGGAAAGATGCGGGCCAGCTTTTTAACAAAAGCCCGCTCGAAGGCAGTCTCTTTCATGACTACTTGGCGGTCAAGGTGTCGAGACGAGCGATCACGGTGTCAAGCTTGTCCTCGAGAGCCTGAATACGCTCAGGGACAACCACCCCAGCCTGAGCCAGCATCTGGCCTGCGGTTCGCTCGCCAAAGGTGGCCCCCCAAGTATGCTGGGCTGCACGATCGGCAGTGCTCTCGATATCCGCGGCCTCTCGGAGCATCTGGCCTGCGGTTCGCCGGCCAAATGTAGCAGACCAAGTGTTCTGGGCAGCGAGATCGCCAGTCTTGGCCATTTCTTCGTATGTAAGCGGCATGCTTTCCTCCAATTCGTTCTTGAGCATCTGAATGCCCTCTTGAGCAGTAACCCAGCGTTCCGGGTTGAGATAAGCGTAGCGATCCGCTCGATCATTCGTGAGGGCGTTTCTTCCGCGCTTGACAGACCTGATCTGCCAATAACAACCGTCCTCAACACCCCCACCAGAGTCCAACGCGGAGTGGATGTGGGGATCGAACCCGTCACGATCGTCTCGCACAAATGTAGCAGATGCCCCAAACTTCCTAGAAGTCCGGACGACAATCATCTGCTGATCGGGAGTAAGGCGGTATGTATCATAGTCCAAGGAATAACCATACCGATGAGTCGACCCGGACCGTGAACCATTTCCCCACGCCTGGACAACTGCGAGGTCGATGTCAGGGTACTGACGTTTCATGTACTGCTTGTAAAGCAGATACCATTCAGCACCGAGCTCGGACATGTAGGCGGGTTCTCCCTGATAGTCGAGCCCGATACTAACTCGACTCATTAGACCTCCTTCAGGTTCGACGGAAAAATATGAGGTGTGCTTGTATGAGAGGGCAAGCACTGGAGAACATGTCTGTAAATTACAAACATCTTACTCCCTCTCATTATAACCGTTGTTTGCGATGCGAGGCAGAGTGGTCGGCCAACGCAAGATGAGAATCGTTCTCATTTAGGGCCAAAACAGGCCTGTGGACCACTTTTTGGCAAAACCCCCTTTTTTGGCGGAGGGTAAAAATTTACCTTATTTTTACTATTTTTTTACTTCTCTAGTAAAAAGGGGGTATATAGTAAAAAGTGGTCCGTTTCAAGTAAAAGCCCTAGTCAGAGCCCACTTCAAGTGGACCACCCAGGTGGTCCATGGACCACTTTTTTGGTCCAAGGTTAACAAAAGGTTAACAAAAGGTTAACGACGTGTTTACCATGGACCACTTTTTCTGGTCCGTGGACCACCCAGGTGGTCCGTTTCCAAGTTGGAAACTAACTCCGATTTTTGGCGAAAATTGACTCCGAAAATGCCCGTTTTTGGCGTATCGCGGAGGCCACCGCTCGGTCAATCGGAGCATCGCTTCGGATGTGATAATACCACAAATCCGTGAATGGTGTGTTCATCCGATCGATCCTTCCCGCGGCCTGTTCCATGACCTTGTACGAGTAATTATCGCTGAAAAACACCACCGTATCACAAGTCACACAGTTCCATCCCTCGGCGCCAGCAGCGTATTGCACAAGGTAAACCCACTGCTCAGTCTCTGGAATTGACTCGTGCTTGTGGCCATTCCATTCCGCAAACGGTATCTCAAGTCTTGCAAGCGCCCCCCTCAAGATCTCAAGCTCCCAGTCATAGTTGTAGAATACAATGGCTCTACCACGCTTCTCCACCACGTCCATAAGATGGCGAATCTTTGACGAGTCCCTTCCAACCACCTTTCGAAGCAGCCCACAAAGCTCTCCCGCATTTTTGATAGGCGCCTGCGTCTCCGGATTCCACCTTTTCTTGTGGATCTCGAAGTACGCTGAGGCGTCGTAGGAGGCTCTCAGACGCTCTGTATGGCGCTCTGTGTACTTCTCTATGGGGATGGCCACGAGAAGCCGTCTACGAAGAACCTCGAGCTTCCTACAGCCCAAATAGCGGTCCACAAGGCGGTAATTTCGGAAGTTCTTCCACGAGACATGTTCATGTTCGAATTCTGTCTTGTTTCGATAGAACCCATTGGCCACAAAAACAGGGATATAGTCATGCCACTTGTCCCCCGGAGTGGCACTCAGCAGAATCCACCGGTTGTTTCGGGCGATTTTGTAGAACGACCGCACCCAAGTTCCAGAACCAACAAGGCGCTGCTCGTCAAAGATGAAGAATGCTCGCTCAACATCCGTGTATTTCTTGATATTGTTCCAACTATCGACTGCCACTCGAATTCGAGTTGTGTCAGACGTGTTTTGAGCGAGTCCAAAATCCGCAAGCTCTTTTTCCCACTCGAGACTGTCTCTTTTTCGTCCTGTTGTAATTATGTACAGGTCCACAGGGTATTCCGCCCGCTTGTACTCACCCTCACCATTCACTTTCATCTTGCCGCCACAGATTCGACAAAAGAAAAAGAATAGTGAGGTTCGCGACTTCCCAGTGCCGACCCCACCACACAGGATGGAGCCGGACACTAGGGAGTTCGCAGCTTTGAGTTGAGCGGGTCTCAACTCGATATTCATTTACTTCTTTCGGTATAGGCTTTCGAAGAAGTCCGCAGTCATCCAGTAATCCATATACTTGTACTTGACCCCAGACTTCGTTTCGTATTCAGGATCCGCAAGACTGGCCTCCACCTCTTTGGTTGGTGTGCCATTCAGGCGGAACACGTCGTACGGCGTAAGGTAGTGCTTACCATCGGACGCCTCAATCGGCTTGTACAGAAGTGCCATTATCTTGTCTCCTCGTAGTCGGCATATGCTTCGGCTAGAGGGTCTTCCTCTGCTACGAAATACATCGTGTCCAGAGCCGCCTTGACGCCGGTCTTCCCGGCAAGCTCCCAATTATAGTACCGGAAGCGGAGATCGATCTTGAGAGGCCGAAGCTTGTCAAGCAACCCAATCGTGTCTTTGTTCAGCAAGGTCTTGAGTCGCCCCTGCACAAGGTATACGGTTGGCGGGAACTTAGATTCCATCCGGACTGCAATTTTCAGTCTGAACTGTTCATCCTCATCTTCTGTACGAGGCGGCTTGACCTTTACAGGGAGCCCTTCCTCCATGAGCTCCTCAGCAAGCTCTCGGTCAAGACAGACAGTCAGCTCTCTACGCGCGTCCAGGAAAAGACCGTCATCCTTCTCAAACTTACGAGATGCTCCAGAAAGGTTCCGGAACATCGTACGGGCGTCCTGGATTGTGATTTTGTTGCTCATTTGCTTTCCTCAACAATTAGGAGTCCTGTAACTTGGTGCAGAAGCTCGTGGTACAGGAAGTCGACTTCTCGAATTACGGAGGACTTGGGATTCTCTTCGGATATCACGTGCTGGAGGAGAATATCCACACTGCCTCGCGGAGGTTCATTTCCAGCCCCCCATCGAAGCCACGCCATGACTTGATTGGTGAACAGTGTAGCATTCACAGCAAAGCTGTAGGTCACCTCTTCGATGTTGTCTCGGGCCCATGCGAGTATACCAAGCCCGAGGGCCATTGTCTGAGCTGCTCGAAGGTCATCTTCGGTATACAAGATCTCGATAAGCTTGTCGCCGATCGCTTTGGTGTGAGTCTCGTAATCAAACTGTGCGCGTGCTTCCGCCATCAGTTTCGGCGAGTAAATAACCCCCGTCTGGATCATGTAGTGAGCCCGCAGGCATTCCATGTGGTGTGTAGCGTTATTTGTCATTGTCGGTCCTAGTTTCGGGGCAGTTTGTCTTTTGCGATTTTGAGTTTTCGTTTTAGTTCAGCAGTAGGTTTGTAAACGTTTGAGTCCATCCCGGCTCGGCGCATGATGTCCTGGATAATGGTTTCCAGATCTTTCAGCATAAGGTCCAGCACGGAAGGTAGAACCCTAAGCATTTCGAAATCCATAGTCAACTTGTACAGCCGACTGACTACGTCCGCGAATTCGCGAGAGTCTTCTAACCACGTGTGCGGCCATGTGTTTCGGGCCTGAAGTTTTTGATAGCAAATCTCGATCCGCTGGGGCAATCGCCAGTGCTTACCAAGAGCCACACGCGTCATTAGTGTAGTCTCGGTCAGAAATGCTCTGGAACTCATTCGGACAACAGCATTCGAAAGATCTCGAATCCGCGCCGAGAAATCCCATGCCCGCTCGAATGATCGAATATGCGCGTCCGCATCGTTACCGTTCTGGAATTCCAGCCAGTGTGCCAAAACCACGTCTCGTCGTTCCATTTCATTCTCCAATTCTAGGAAGGCCAAGGAACCCCTGGCCAGGTTCTTGTACTTACGTTCGACTTCAACAAGAATTTGATCCGGTGTTAAGAGTCATATCGAATGCGGTCATCAATCTCTCCCGATCCATTCAATTTCAAGTTCCTGACGCCACTTGGTCAGTTTCAATGTTTTCGCATTTCGATAGTATTTGACCAGGCTTTCCGCATGGACATACTCGACATACTTGAAGAGCTTTACCGTATAGTCTTTCAGCCCCAGAAGTCGGCCGAAGTCACCATCAGAGTAAGTCTTCATCATGCGGTGATACCAGTAAAGGTACCAGTCCATCATCTCGCCCGTCAGGAATATGTCACATTCCTTGAACGCCTCGAAGTACGACAATGTGCTCGCTATTTCGATCGCCACAAGCAGCTCGTCGTCGCTCAGATCATTCATGGGGAATTTTTCGCAGTAAATCATCCCAAGAGTAGCCGGGCCTACGAGTTGCGCATAGTGATTTATAGCCTCATTCGCACCGCCAGTTTTCTCGACAAGGTGATTGAGAAGTCGGAGGTCAAATCTGTTTTTCACGATAGCCATTTTAGTATCCTTTTAACCGTTCAAGAATGCTTCCACATCCCCGAACTTTTCTATTTGGGCCCGCGCTTTACCCACGAGCTCCTCAAAAACATTTCGTTCAACATTCGTGAGAGATGTTCGGTCGTCGGCGGGGATTGTTTCGCTTTCGACCCATCGGTATCCTTTGGTGCCTGAGACGGCGTAGTATTTGTCATCTTTTATCCTGAGTAGAATTCCTCCACCAGACGTGACCGGTGTGAACTGTCCAGTTTTTCCAATGAATCTATAATCATGCGACCCATCTCCATCCATATCGAGGTAGAGAGCTGTTGTAACGGATCGTTGAGTGCAGCAATCTTCGAATGTGATAGGTTCTTTGGAAAACAAGGACTTGAAGACATACGGCTCAGCGAACTGGGCGCCAGTCGCATGCCATTTACCTTCGTAGTCTTTTGCAACATAAACGGCGTCGTTGACAAGGCATAGCCTGTCGTACATGTCTTCAATGTCGAACTTGTAACCGTACTTCTTTCCGAAATCATGGATAAATTCCTCCGTTTCTGGTGACGGGTTCTCGATCTTGATCGAGTCGGTCTTGATATGGAATACGTGAACGCCTCGTTTTTCCAGAGCCTTCCACAAGTCGATCATGAACAATGCACCACGCTTGGCGACAATATTGTCCACATTTCGAGGATCCCGGAAGGGATTGTTGAACTTGGCGCTGGAGAGACCATATACGCTGTTGATTACGATCTTCAGGGCGTACGACAAGTCTTTTGCAGAGGACTCGTCTTTCAGATACGGTGCGAGCTTTCCGCCAAACATACCCCGAACCTTGTCGTAGTCCCCATGCTTGATGGCTACTCGCGCCGCCTTGAGATCGGAGAAGTTCTTGGTGTACTTCCCAAACAGATTTAGCTGCTCAATGCTTGTGGGGTGCATTGACTCCACGTCGAAGACCTTCACATTCCTGTAGATCCCAGGAGTAGCCCGTACAAGACCTCCTTCACCAGTCTCCTCGCCTCTGTAGGTGCTCTTCCCGAACTCGTACGTGTATCCAGGGAACATCTCAGAGAGATCGGTATAGACAAACTCGGACTGCGGTGCCGGATTACCCTCGAATATGATCTTGGCAGCCAAGCGCTGTGTCGTATCATTGGGAGTCATCCCTGCAAGCTCCGCCAACAGCTGCCTGGCTGTAAAATCCGCGGACAGGTGCTCGTCCACAGCCTCCGTTGCCTCAACATCGTTCTTGCAGTACTCTACCACAAGATGCCACTTGTCTTCTGGAACAGGCTGATCCCAGTCGAACCCGAGCTCCTGATGATGAATACCGAGGTCAATTTCCCATTTCTTCAGCGATTTCTTGGTTGCCGCAAAGTCATAAATGTCTGCGTATGACAGGTTGTACGCCTCACGAAATGTTGCCCCTGGTACGTTATCGATGACCCTCTTTGAGAGCTGATGCAATTGGGCATTGTTCAGCCCCATGTACGCACCGTACGTGATATGGTTGTCATACTTTCGGCAGTTGAACCCCACCAGACGAGTTTTGAGCAGCGGCTCGATCTCGGCAGGGGATGGGTTGATCATACCAACCGTTTGACCCCCCTTGGGTTTCCAACACAGTACGAAGAGGTTCGGAAATACCTCACAGTCGAAATAGACCTTGCGAGTATTTTCAGGAACAGGCCTTACAGGCTCATCATGCTCGCTCTTGAACTTCATCTCCTGGCAGAGCTTCATACAAAGCGCTGCTTGGTTCGAGCTACGCGAAGCGAACAGAATTACCCGAGGTTCCATGTCCGAGACGTCATACTCCATTCCGGACTTGTATGCGTCATCCAGAATCTTTCGTATGAAATCAACCGATGGCTTGGTTCCTGGGTGAATCTCCTTCCTGAGATTTCTCTCAATAAGATCGCGAAGACCTCGCTCAGACATCATGGTATTGTGGTCGATCACAGGCGCCTCCTTTCTCGGGAGACCCCCGTGCAGAATCGCAACCGGGATATCATTACAATAGCTCACTCTCCTTCTCAGGGCCGATTTGCCTCGGAACACCTTGACCTCTATGCCCGCAGCATAGTCTTTGGCCAAATGCTCGAGCTTGCCTTCGTAAATATAGTGCAGGTGGACCCCGCCGCCAGACTTGCTGAACTCGGCGTATGTCGGAGGCCATTCCGCAGCCGCTGCCAAGTTAACTGAGGGATCTTTTTCACCATCCGAATTCTTGATATCGAAGTCGATAACGATGTGGTTCTCAGGGACTCTCACATAATGTACTTGCGAGGTATCGATATCAGCAAGTGTCGTGGACACCTTGGACCATGGAGCGTTCGGCGCCCCAGCACCGTTGTCGTACTGCGCGGGACGATCAGCGAGCATCTTGTCAAGCAGGCTCTTTGTGCTATCCAACACGAGTGGCTGAACCTTCGGCCCTGGTGCGTTTTTGACTTCCTGCGGTTCCAGCTTGGAATGGTCCAACTGGAAATATACATTCCTCAGTTTGACCCCATCGACCGCGGCGCGCTCCTTGAAGTCCTGGAAGTACTCTTTCAGTTCCTCAGCAAAGACTCGCCTAGGCATTAGGAATTTCAGGCCTGCGTCCTCGACATACTCTTTGTACAGGGCATAAGCCCTAGTCAGAGTAATATGTGGGCACCCATCAAGCTCCAAAAGGGAGTCATTGACGAAACCGAACAGGTCGTTCGTTCGCCGCATCATACCAACAGGACGGTATGCCTGGTAGTAGTGCTTACCAAGACTCTTGTATGCCTGAAGGCAGTGCCAGGCGATACCGCTCAGTTCGAACGGCAATCGAGCCTTGAGCTGAAAATACCGATCGATGTCGAGAAGCTCCCCAGTTGGGGACACATCGATCAGCCTGCGAAGGATGCCGGACTTGGCATCTGTGATCTTCACAGGGCTATTTGAGCCTACCATCAAAAATGAAATGGGCTTGAACCAGTACTGGCTCTTGCCCTTTTCATTCATGAGCATTCGGTCATGCCCGATAATGGAGTTCAGACGAGTATTGTCTTCGATCCTGGACAGGTCCCCATCATGCTGAATCGCTACAATTGGGTTTGACCTGAACGCCTCCAGCGCGAACTGCGATGATGCCGTCCCTAAAGCCCTAGCATCGAATGGTTGAATATGCCCCTCAAACAGCATCTCCACAATCTCAAGGACTGTGGATTTACCAGTACCACTGGCCCCAAACAACACGAGAAACTTCTGGAGCTCTACAGAGTCCCCCGCGATAATCGACCCAATGGACCATTCGATCTTGTCCCGCTCTGGCTTGGCATACAGGACTGACATCATCTCGTCGTAAGCCTCGCAAGAAGCTTCTTCGAGAGGGTAGTCCAATTGACGGGTTATGTAATCTTCCCGAGTTACCTCCTGATTTGACCATTTGAGTTTTGTGTTCAGAGGCACAAAGTGGTCAGGAAGACTCCGCGTCCATGTCTTGTAGTCCTGCCAAGATCGTGAGTCAAACCCCTTGAGCGAGGCCACTCGAACCTTCACGGATGGGTCGACAACCATCCGACCGCGGTATTCGAACAACTCGCGGTCGATCAGTGAAGCGACGTCATACTCACTGTCTGACCATAGTTCTCGATCTTGGTCCCATACCGCATAGAAGCTTCCGCCACGGATCATGAGGTCTCGATGTTTCCCTACAAGGAACTCAGGGCGTACGGTGATTACCTCCTGGCCCTGCTCCCGGCGTCGGCGTTCGACTACTCGAAAGAAGTCCACATCCCCTCCTTACAGGATATCGGTTTGCTCCATGACGTAGTCCCCAAGCTGAGTCCAGAGATCTGAGAACCGCTGATCGCAAGAAGGCTCCCGAAGCGGAAACAGTCCGCCAGAACCATCGTAATCATAGTCCCGCAGTAGCCAATCATCGATGCGATCCGCAGTGAAGTCTTGAGCATTGATTTCATACCATTCCTCGTCATCGAACGAGTCGACACCGAGGTTACCGAGAAACTCCCAGAACCAAGCTCGCACTCCCTGGTCATTCCCTGATCCAGCGGCCCAAAACTCGGCTTGCTCAGCCAGGCTGAATATAACCTCCAGGACGGAGGGCGGCCCGTCGACAAGACCACCCTCGCTTTCCTCGAACTGGAACCGAAGCTCCGATATGGTATCTGCTCGGTTACGGTCATCTTTGAGCACTGGAACAAACTCTTTGCGCATAAGAGCCTCCAGCAAACATCTCCGTGACCGCTTCGGGTTGCTATTCCTACCCGGGACTAGCCGGTTGTACAGCCATTCAAAATATGAATCATCAGTCCTCATCATTAAATGGGAGCTCAGGTGTTTTGTCTCGAACGTGCAGTACAGCACGCTCATAACTGTCGTCTATCCATGTCACTTCGTAATCCGCTTCGAGGATCTCGTTACGAATATAGAGTGGCTCATCCGGCCGAAGCGAGTCCAGCCAATCGCCGACCACGCCTTCTGGGTCAGTGACTACCTGGCCATTCGACGCCGCAAGGATGTCGTCATGGACATAGTATGACAGCTCTGTGGTCCTGTATGGGCTTGTGGTGTATTCAGCGATGGTTATCGCGAAAATATCACCGTCATGCTCCGGCACAAAGACCGTCTTCTCATCTTGAGGAGTATGGTTGTATCCCGACTCTTCTGCAATTACGAAGAGCTCTTCCTGGGCTGCCCTCACCTCCTCTGTCAGTTCAGTTTCCGTTTTTCCATTGAAGGTCTTTTCGACCTTTTCTTTCTTCTCCGAATGTGCCTCTTTCCAAGCGGCCTTGAAGTCATTCACTTCAGCCTGGATGGCCTCGTCCCGTTGACGCTGCTCAAGACTCTTCCCTGCAAGGAATCCACCTAGACCTCCGACAAGAAGTCCGCCAACAAATATAGCAATTCTCTCGATCATGATTCAGCTCAGATCTTGTCGAAGACTACACCATCGACATTGAAGTCGAGGAGGATCTTGTCGCCCCAGCTGGACATAAAGTCCCGAGCACCGCGGCCCTCATTCCCGAAGACCCCGAAGTCAATGAATCCATCACCAACCTGCTTTCCAGCAGCGATTGCCGCCACAGGATCCGCGGGGGCCTTGAGCCAACCCACAAGACATCCTTCAGAAGTGCGCGGCAGCCCGAGTGCGTCGTAGACCTCGTTCAAGAGAACATGTCCTCTCGAGTTGAGAAGGTTGTTCATGTACTGTTCCTGTGCCTGAAGAAACAACAGTGAAACAGACTTGTCAGGGCTCCAATTCGGGTTGCTGGCGTCGAACACCCGAGCGTACTGGGACGCGCCAGTGGCGGCAGCCTCCTCGTCGGGAAGAGACTGAGTGATAACCTTTTCCTTGGTTCCGTCCTCATGCTTGACGGTGACCTTGGAAGTCGTAAGCCCGTACTTGAGCTCGTTGTCCACATCCTCGCCGAATCGGTCACGAACGCGAGAGCGGTAAATATCATACGCCCTGTCCGAGGCAGTCAGTGCTGCGCCAAGAGCCACAACTCGCCCTCGCAGGATACCACACCCTCCGAGAATCGATGCGATGGCGCCAACACCAACGAGCACTGCGGGCCCATACAGGCGGATCAACTTGCCAACATGGGCGGCGTAAGTCCGGACGACATCCATTCGAGCGTCCTGCTCGGTGTACTCTTCAGCCTTGTCGGACTGTGCGATTTCTTCCTGTGCCGCCTGAAGGCTCTCGAGATCGGAGGCAAGCTCCTCCTTCAGGAGTGCGGCCTTGGGTGACGCCTTACACGCCATAATGGCGGCAGTGACGCCACCGACAATCCCTGCGCCCACCATGATCTCGGGGGCAAAGCGCTTGAGAACCGCAGCACTCTTGGCCGCGGTGGTTACAATCTTGGACCACATATCAATTCTCCTCGTTCGGGTCTGCGAAATCTTTATCCACTTTGAGTTTAAGGAAGAGCTGGCCGTCTTCCTTAAAGAAAGTAACGAATCCTCGAGCCTTGAAGTTCGCATTGAACCACTGCTTCAAGCGAGGCACGTCTCGCTGACGAATGGCTACAAACAGTTTGAGCGAGGCCAGGAAATCGGACTCGTCGAATTCGTCTATAACGAATGTAAGCTCTTTGATGATGTCTTTGGCGACAGCATCGTCCTTCATAACAACAGGCTCATCCACGGCGAGCTTCTTGGGCATGATGTTCGGGTTGATATCAGTCATGAATATATGTCTCCATATCTTATTATATTACTTAAATTGGTAGTGTATGCCGGGGAAGTTGACGGGACGGAACAGAATGGTACGCTCCCATTCGAAACCGTCACCAATCGGGTCTTCGCCCATCCGCTCGAGGATATGCTCATTCACTCCGGCTTGAAGCACGAAGTGCACTGGGTTCCTATACGGAGCATACGGCGTCTCGAGCACTCGCTGATCCCAGCCATTGATATACCACAGGACGGCATTCGGCTTGATCCGAAGAGCATATCGATTGAGCCACTGTGGGCGCATCTCGACATCGAGAGGGGCGTGTATGGCCTCACCAGTATCTGGGTCTTTCCCGTGAAGGTTGGTGAGCATGGTATCCTTGCCCATCTTACCTTCGATGATATTGACCTCCCCATTAGGCCAGTCTGCATCCCTTTCCGGCCACAGCCTAGCAACAAGCTCGATATCAGGATCATCCGCCACCTGCATGTCGAACTGCCAAGTCTGACCCTTTGTAGCGGCGTTTCGCTTCCCGCGCCATGCAGGACAGAGGAGTGACTTGTCAACTGCTGTGCGGTGATCCGCCCCAAGGTCCCGCATGATCTGATACGCGGCTCGGTCGAACCGGAAGTTCAGCTCGTAGGTTTCCCCGTCCTCCGTAAGGCGAGTCATTTCGGGCATGAACCTACCAAGGACACCAAATCCTGGCTTCTGCTCGCTCCACCCGCCATAGGTGGTGTAAGGCCTCTTCTCTCGGACTGCGTTTAGTTCACTGAGGGTCCAAATACGTTCCATCTTTCCATCCGTAATCTATATAGTGTTCGATTTTTCCAGCAAGAGGGCCCTCAAAAAGAAGGCGATAATACTCGACGCTGTTATCCGAGGAAATGCCCCGGACTTCAAGGAGCCGTACCTCAAAGTCCAGGGCTCTTTCCGGGAGTCGAGCAATGAGCTCATTCAGTGTCACTTCGGGGACACCGCCAACATCAGGTGATTCCAGTCAAAAGCGCCGCATGGTTGGACCCAAATTCGACCTCTCTTGCCGAACGGTATCATTCGCAGGAGTTCTGTCTGTACGAACTCGACGTCTTTTTTTAGACACCCAATAGTTGCAGACCTGGATTTTCCGTCGGCCAGACGCGTGCTATAGGCCTTGAGTGTATCCAGCAGGCGTCCTCCTCGAGTATGTGGAATCTGCCCACTATGCATATCGGGACAAATATGTGGAATGCCCCAGGACTCTTCGAAGTCATCGATGTCGATCTTGGAGTACGTCGTGATATGCATTTTGTCTCCGACTCGCTTTGGCAAGATACGATGGTGCCCTACGCCGCCGAGCATCAGGCTAATCAAGTTGTCCTGCCGGCTGGTGTACTGATTATGGTGTCGCATTACTCATCCGCCTCCGTGTCCTCGAAAGAATTCCGGTGCATCCAGACGTAAACCATCGAGTACGATCGAAATGTGCTGATGGTCCACACGATCTCGGATTCTTCTTCTCGAATGACCGGAAGGTCAGACAGGAATGCTGGGAGAAGCTCGTTTGCCACCGACACTACCTCGAACATATCTCCAAGGTCGAACTTCCGCATTATGCCATTGAGTGTCCACTCCAGCTTTTGCTGGACAGGGGCGATGTGAGAGCGAAAATAAACATCATGATTGAGCTTTGTCTCTTCTCGAAGACGCTTGACCACGCCCTTTTGGGTAGCGTAGTCGAGGAACCATTCAGGGCCGACGCCCACGGTGCAGCTGTACTGATTCCACCATCGGATTTTCTGAGCGTCAAGCTCGGACTCTTCCTCCCACAAATCCACATACGACCGCAGGGAGTCTCGCCACTCAGGGCGGACGTGAAGGTTCATGAGCCCGGCTTCGAAATGTCGGCCCGTGAAACCGTATGTGGCCCGCCACATGTAGGCGTCGAATTCCTTCTTGCTCTGGAACTTGATTCGGGGGTACATTTCACTTCTCCTTCGTGATAAACACTTCTATGCACACCCCGGCATCCTGGGACGCAACAACACTTACGGCCCAGTCATACCCCGTATACTTTTCGAAGATCTCAGGGATCCTCTGGATTAGTTCTTGAATACGGGATGAGTCCACTCGTGTGCGAATTGAATCTCGATCCGTCTTCGTCAAAGAGTTCAGATATGACTCGATCCGAGCAAGGCCATGCCAGACTGGTTCCATGTAGAACAGGTAGTACATCGGATCACGGCCCTCAATGCTCGGGATATAAACATCGCCAGGGCGCCCAATAATGCGGTCGACGACCCATGGTTTTCCGATGACCACCGTAGTTTCTCGACCGTTCCAGTCATAAGTGCCGGAAGTCCACCCATCCACCAGCTTGGCGATTCGACGGGCCTGAGTTGCAATCGTCTGACCCAACCCCTTTGGGTGCCTGAAATGCAGAATATGAACCCTCCTGGAGTAGAGAGGAGTTATGGTCGAGATGACCTGCTTGATTTCTTTCCGGGAATTGACGTTGATTGTGTTTTTCATGATGGTTTCTCTTTCTTCAGTGATAATTACGGATCCACCCGCTCTGGGCGGGGAAGATCCAGGATATAACCAGCCCTGGTTCGGCGGACGCATGCATCTCGCAGTGACGTCCACCCCCAGTTCTGGTCTGTGTAATCGGCGGTGATCCCTGCTGCTGCATAGAAATCACCGACTGTTGCTACATCGTACTCCTCGATGCAGTCCCCGAGGCGTTCCAGGATGAGCTCCGCTTCTGAACGGTCATCGAAAGCAATGTCGCGAAAATCGTGGTTCGCCCTCTTTCGAGTGTCCAGATTTCGCTTCGGGTCTCGTACTGAGCCATCCGTAGAAGTCCGGCTGTAGTTGACGTAGCTTTGAGCTTTTCGATATGGCGTCACGCGATGGCCACGACCTTCGCCATAGAGTACTCGATCGAAGATGGTGCTCGCTCCCTCTTTGAGCTGCGGGATAAGCACGTCGAAGATGACGAACTCCACGAGCTGTCTTCCTGAAGTCTCAAATATAGACTCTCGAATGCGCCGCATCGGGCTTTCAGAGATTCGCCCACGAGCCACCATCTCCACTCGAGCTTCAGGTGGTTTTGCCTTGCTTCTGTACGAGTTCCCCTCAGGAAGGTCGATTTCAGCCATTGGCGCCGGCAACCTCGCGCTCGAAGCCATAGGCCACGACGTGGCTCCACCCCTCACATGCTGCAAGATCGCTCCATCGAGAGATGTTATCGCCAAGGCGTGTGTCGGTGATGTCGTACACATCAGCAAGGAACTTGGCCATCTTGAGGTATCGTTCCGAGTGTTCCATGGCGGTCTTGAAGTCCACTTCGCTGTGATGAGTTGCAAGACCCTCCAACCACAGACTTGCGTTGTTGATGTAACCATCGATGAGGTCGATTGCGTTCATGAATATAACCTTTCTTGATTGAAGAGAACCCCCTACCCATGGTGGGTAGGGGCGGTAGAGGGGGTTAGGAGGTCTCTTTGATGGAGTCGACAGCGTCAGCAACAATGTCGCACTGGGTTTCCATCCCTTGGCGAGCTTTGTCAGCTGCGTATGCGCCAAGTCCAACGCCCCCGAGGAAGCACAGGGCACGCAGGGGCAGCTGTGCTGGCAGGGGGACGAGGGCCAAAGCGCAATGTGCTATTAGGCTACCGCCGACAGAGGATGAAAACCCAAGGGCTTTCTTGATCTGGCGAAAACGACGACTGTCTTTGAGGGACATTCTCTTTCCTTTCTCTAGTTCATTATACCAATTGCTCGAGCTGCGACTTGGCGTCCTCCCACGCTTTCTGATCCTTCTCGGGCATATGCGACATCCCCCGCTTCAGAACAGCCTTGGGGACGACGCCTTCAATGAACGATACGAATCGTTTCGGGGCTTCCAAAAGCTCAAGAGCGAGTTCATCGAACTCGTCGCTGGTCATGAACTTGGCAGTGGTCTTCGGATCGTGCGTGAAGACCCCATCTTCATCCACAACACCATAGGAATGGTTGACGATCTTCGAGAACAGATCGAAGAACTTGATCGCCTCGTTCTCGCCCTTGACATCCTCCAACCACTTTGCAGGGTCTTCGCCCTTGCTGCTCAGAGCAAGGATGTCTCGGGTGCTGAGGTGGAAGTAGTGTTCCTGGCCTTCGAGTTCAATGGTAATCATGAATATAACCTTTCTTGATTGAAGAGAAACCCCTACCCATTGTGGGTAGGGGCGGTAGAGGGGGTTAGTCCGATACGATGTGGTCGGCGATTGCCGATTCGAGCTCGGTTACTTCCTCCTCAGAGAGGTCGTGGCCTTCCGACTCTTTTTCCTCCTCCTTCGCGGTGGGAGTGAGCGCCATCACGACTACCCCGACCACAGTGCTAATGGCTGCACCAGTGATGATAGGGTGGTCCGTGACGAACTTCTTCACTCGATCCCGGAATCGGTGTTTGGAGTCAGAGGTCTCGGAGTTCTCAGAGGTTTCAGTTTCCACGGGCTCGGCTTCGACAACCGTTCCGTCTGAAAGCGTGACGAACATGACAGATTCCTTTCTCTAGTTCATTATAGGCGATGTGCCGCTTGCGAGTCTTAGGGTGAGATCCTTGTAGCGGATACCCATATGGCGGACCATTACCGACGCAGTGTGAATTTCCTGAGGGCTTGTGAGCAAGCTCTGAAGATTCATCGCTCGATCAAGATATCTACCGCCCTCTTTCAAGGCTTTCTCGGCTCGAGGGCGATAGCATTCGTCCCAGGACTTTTGCCCAACCTGACGGAGAATCGCCGGCTTGGCGTATAGGCAGTTCTCAACCTGTGTCAAGGACATCGACACCAATCGCTCGAGATCGCAAAGTGCAAACATAACTGTTTCCGCCATCAGAAGATCCTATCATACTTGTAAGATGGGCCGACACGGTAATCCAGAACCAAATATGGCTCTCCGTCATCAGTCACCCCGCTTGAGAACAGTGGTTCAATCAGATGATCGGCGTTCCACCCGTAGTCATCCCCATAATGCAGAGATTCCATACCAAGAGCGACGAAGAAATCATTCGCTGCCACATGACCGTAGTTGTTGACCTCATTGTTAGACTGGTTCACAGCCCGCCAGATCTTGTCTACCGTGCTCGAGAAGTACCGGCCGGTATACGACTCGAAACAGAGCACATCGCCCTCATGAACCGCTGCACGAGTCCCTCCACGGTACTTCGGGACCTCTGCGCGGATCTCTTCCTCTTTCTTGGCCCCAACAACCTTCTCTGCGGCCTTGCGGTACGCATCGAACTGGCTCTCGGCGAGCGCAGCGGCGGACGCAGCTACAGCCACCCGTCTCGCAAGGATGGAGTGCACTCCGATGACGCTGGATACCGTAACTGCCCCAACTGCCAGTGGTGGAATCCATACTCTCCAAGTAGCTTTGAGCTTGTCCTGAAACGGACTATCCCGAAGACCGTCGTGAAGAACGATGCGATGGGCCTTCACGCCAGCCTGAGCTGAAAATATGGCCGTACCGACAACACCACCCACGGCAAGTCCGGTAAGGATGCTCGGAGCGTGCCGGCGAAGTGCCGAGGTAACGAGTGTGATGTTCATTGGTTCTTGTTCTCCTTTCGAGGCATTGTAAGCCTCCGACGATGACCACAAGGCCGTTCCGTCTCGACGATAATATCGCCATCTGGCAGGTAATTCACAGAGTTCACTGCGAAATCATATAATCCATTATCAAGGGCCTGAAGATCCCTGGAGTCAGCTATAAGTCTTGCGCGGATTCGCTCCATCGAATCGCCCCTAAGGCTGAGCCTCTTTGCCCTAGTCACTTCGGGGACCCGGAGGTACCAGAAGACCATTCCTTTGTCCAGCATATGGCTAGCGCTATAAAAGTACTGAGCCGCGCAAATGGGGTCCAGTATGCAGACGGCATACGGGTCCCTTCTGTAGCGGTTGAACGACCCGATAGGAACTCCGTATCGCCAGATACCTTCCTCAGTCTGATAGGCCTGAGAGAATATGATTTTTCCATTGTCCTGTAGATCAAGAAACTCTCGGTTTGACAGATATGCTGAATACTCATCGGCCGAATAGGGCCTTGGCGGTCTAGTCGTCACCGATCGGACCCAGGCCCATCCAATATTACTCAGGGCACGTGCAAGCGTCGTCTTACCTGCACAGCTTCCGCCAGACAAAATAATCATAACTTCTCCTTGTGCTAAAAATATAACCCTACCCATTGTGGGTAGGGGCAAACGGTCAGAGGGTTTCGGGGTGCTCCCAAGCACCAGCAGTAGCCAGTACCGCGCCAAGGGAGATGGCGAAGATGGCAACGATGGTGATGAAGGTAAGCATGATAGATTCCTTTCTCTAGT